GTGTTGAACGCGAAGAAGTACGCTCTTCATGGGCATCCTTTTTGGGGTATTTGAAGCACTGCGAGTCCCGGCAAACGCGAAGGGGCATTGTTAACGATATGGTGGCTATAATGCGGGATTAGCCTGGCGCAAAACTGGGCATCTGCAGCTGCACAGCCGAAGCAAACTGTCTACGGTGTTTGTTTGTCAGGTCCGAACAAACAAGCCCCCTACCACCCAAACCTCATCCGCATAACATGAAGCCTATACCCCGGGAAAAACACACCAGGAGGCGTCATGCCCGATCAATATCACCACGGCGTGCGAGTGCTCGAAATCAACGAAGGCACCCGCACCATCCGCACAGTAGCAACGGCCATTATTGGCCTGGTTGCAACAGCACCGGAAGCGCTCACAGGCGTAGCCGCTGAAGCAACGCTGCGCACCATCGCCGCCAACAGCCAGATTGTGTACACCGCAGCCAATTCCGGCCGCACGGGCAATGGCATCCGCGTTAGCTATGCAGAACCCGGCACTAACTCCGCCGCACTGTCTGTCAGCGTCAGCGGCAAAGACATCACCGTAAATCTGGCCACCGATATCGGCGGCAGCCTGGACAGCACAGCCTCAGAAGTCATGACGGCCATTGAAGCCAGCGCCGAAGCGGCAGCCATGGTTACCGTTGCGATGGATGCCGGCAACGACGGCACCGGCCTAGTGAACGCAGCCACCTGGGAAAAACTGACCGGTGGCGAAGACGAAGCCTTCCCGCTGAATACCCCGGTGTTGGTCACCAACGTATTCGAAGCCATCGGCAACGCTGGCACCACCGGCACGCTACCCGCAGCACTGGACGCAATCGCCGATCAAGCCAACACTCCGATTGTTGTGGTGCGCGTAGAGCAGGGCATCAGCGAAAGCGAAACCACCGCCAACGTGATCGGCACAGTCACAGCCCAGGGTAAGAAAACCGGCCTGAAAGCGCTTCTTGCAGCCGAGCAGAACCTGGGCGTTAAACCCCGAATCATCGGCGCACCCGGCCTGGACACCCAGGCAGTTACCGCTGAAACGGTCGCCATTGCACAGAAGCTGCGCGCGTTCTTGTACGCCAGCTGTCACGGCTGTGAAGTGATTGAAGATGCCATCCTGTACCGCGATCAGTTCGGCGCCCGCGAACTGATGCTGATCTGGCCAGATTTCGTGGCCTTCGACGTAAACACCGCATCCAGCTCCACCGCGTTTGCCGTGGCCCGCGCCATGGGCCTGCGCGCCAAGATTGATCAGCAGGTAGGCTGGCATAAAACCCTGTCCAACGTCGCTGTGAATGGCGTAACCGGCATCGACAAAGACGTGCACTGGGATCTGCAAGACCCCAACACAGACGCTGGGCTGCTGAACGCCAACGAAGTCACCACGCTCATCCAGCGCGATGGCTTCCGTTTCTGGGGCTCCCGCACCTGCAGCGCAGACCCGTTGTTCCAGTTCGAGAACTACACGCGCACCGCGCAAATCCTGGCAGACACGATTGCAGATGCGCACATGTGGGCCGTCGACATGCCCATGCACCCGTCACTGGCCAAAGACATCATCGAAGGCATCAACGCCAAGTTCCGGGAACTGAAAAGCCTGGGTATGATTATCGATGCCACCGCCTGGTTTGATGGTGAGATCAACACCAAAGACACCCTGAAGGCCGGCAAACTGTACATCGATTACGACTACACCCCGGTGCCGCCACTGGAAAACCTGCTGTTGCGCCAGCGCATCACAGACCAGTACCTGGTGGACTTTGCCAGCAGCGTAAACGCATAAGGAGCACAAACCATGGCACTCCCGAAAAAGCTTAAACACTTCAACCTGTTCGGCAACGGCAACAACTGGCAGGGCCAGATTTCATCCCTGACGCTGCCGCCGCTAGTACGGCAGATGGAAGAATACCGCGGGGGCGGCATGAACGCCCCGGTGGACATCGACATGGGCATGGAGAAGCTGGAGTTCCAGTGGACGCCTGCCGGCCTGATCCCGGGCATCTTTGACAACTTCGGCACCAGCCAGCTGGACAAAGACATGCTGCGCTTTGCGGGCAGTTACCAGCGCGACGACACCGGCGAAACAATACCGGTAGAAATCGTAGCCCGCGGCCGCCACCGGGAGATTGCCATGGGCGATGCAGAATCCGGCAGCAACAATACCCAAAGCGTTACCACCACCGTCAGCTACTACAAGCTGACCATCAACGGTGAAGACGTGATCGAAATCGACGTGCCCGGCATGGTCGAAAAAGTGCGCGGCGTTGACCGCCTGGAACAACACCGCCAGAACATCGGCCTGTAAGGAGTTAACCCCGTGAGCAAACCCGAAAGCGTAACCGTACAGCTGGACACCGCCATCCAGCGCGACGGCGACAAGATCGAAAAGCTGGTACTGCGCAAGCCCATGGCCGGCGAACTGCGCGGCCTGAGCCTGGCCGAGGTGCTGAACCTGGACGTAGACAGCGTAACCAAGCTGATTCCGCGCATCAGCACTCCCACACTCACAGAACAAGAAGTGCGCAACATGGACCCCGCAGACCTGGTGGAGGCCGGAAAGGAGATCGCCGGTTTTTTGCTGCAGAAGCGGCACAAGGGCTAATCCCCCACCGCGTTGACGATGCCATGGCTGACGTGGCCGCCATATTCCACTGGCGGCCGTCAGACATGGAGCACATGACACTCTCAGAATTGATGGAATGGCGTGAACACGCCCGCAAGCGCAGCCAGCCGGAGGAATAATGTCGAAAAGCCTGGATTTGCAGGTCATCCTGGCCGCCAAAGACCGGGTAACCGGCCCGCTCAAGAAAATCAACGCCACAACCGGTGCTACAGCCCGGGCGCTAAAGCAGGCCCAGACTGAAACCCGCAAGCTGCAAAACACCCAACGCGACATTTCCTCCTACCGCAAAGCCGACAAAGCCCTGAAAGATAACGCGGCCGCGCTGTCTGCATCCCAGCAGCGTGTGCGCCAGCTGGGCACAGAGCTAAAAGCCACTGCACAACCTACTGCAAAACTGCGAGCTGAATACAACAAGGCCCGCAAAGAAGTAGAGCAGTTCAACGACAAAGGCCAGAAACAGCGCAAAGAGCTGGGCGCTGTCCGCAAGCGGCTGAAGGATGCAGGCGTCAGCACGCGTAATCTAACCGATGAAGAGCGCAAGCTGGCCGAGCGCATGAAAGTGGCGAACAGCCGCATGCAACGCCAGAAGCGCTACCTGGAACAGCTTGGCAAAGCCGACGTAAGCGGCAAGTTCAAGAACATGACCAGTGAGGTGGGCAAGTTCAGTAAGCGCGCTCTGGTGGCCACAGGCGGTGTGGCAGCGGGCGTATTCGGCCTAGCCAATTCCACCGCTACCCTGGGTGATGAAGTGGCGAAGACCGGCGACAAAATCGGCATCGCACTTGGCCCGTTCCAGGAACTGCGCTACGCCGCCGAACGCTCTGGTGTATCTACCCAGAAACTGGACTCCAGCCTGGAGCGATTCGTTAAGCGAATGGGCGAAGCCACCAGTGGCACCGGCGCTGCGAAGAAAGCTTACGATGAGCTGGGCCTGTCCGCTGAAGATCTGGCGAAAATGACGCCAGAGGACAGCCTGGCCGTGGTCGCCGATCGGCTCAGCTCCGTAGAAAACCAGTCGCAAAAAGTGGCCTTGGCCGCTCAGCTATTTGGCCGCGAAGGCGTCGGCATGATCAACATGCTAAAAGGCGGTAGCGCTGGCTTGCAGGCACTGCGAAAAGACGCCCTGGCCACTGGCTACGTACTCAGTGAGAAGGCCGCACGCGACGCGGAAACCTTCAAGGATGCAATGCTGGACGCCCAACTGGGCATGGCCGGCATGAAGAACACCATTGGCGCTGAACTAATGCCGGCGGTGACCGAACTCATGGGCGACTTGTCCTGGTGGATGCGCGAAAACAAAGACAAGGTGAAAGCCTTTGCCGCCACCTTTGGCGACAAAATGAAATCAGCCCTGCCTGTAATCCGCGATCTGGCTGTTGGCGTTGCCAGTACGGCTAAGAATGTCGCGTGGCTGGCCAGTAAAGCAGCAGGCCTGGTAGGCGGCGTTGAAAACCTGAGCATGGTTCTGGCGCTTCTGTTCGCACTCAAACCAGCGTTGGCTATCCTCGCCTTCGGTAAAGCATTGTTTACGGCCGGTACCGCGCTGGTAGGTCTGGCCGGTGGATTGCCGGCTATTGCGGCCGGGGTTAAAGCCATAGGTTTGGCGCTCACAGCCAACCCGATCGGCATCGCGATCGCAGCCATCGCCGGTGCCGGTTACTTGATTTACAAGAACTGGGCAGGCATATCAGAGTTTTTCACGGGTGTTTGGCAGAACGTCAAAGGCGCATTCGATAACGGCATTGGCGGCATAGCCGCTTTAATCCTGAACTGGTCGCCGCTGGGCCTTTTCTATAAAGCCTTTTCCGGCGTCATGAGCTGGTTTGGCGTCGACCTACCCGAGTCTTTCACCGGCTTTGGCAAACAGATCCTCGACGGACTGGTAAACGGCATACTGGGCGGGCTCAGCAAGGTAAAAGAAACCATCACTGGCGCCGGCGCCAAAGCCATCGGCTGGTTCAAGGAAACCCTGGGCATCAAATCCCCGTCCCGGGTATTCATGAGCGCAGGGCACGACACCCTGGAAGGCTACCGCAAAGGCCTGGAACAGAAAGAGCCCGACACGCTCAAACAGGTAACCGGTTTTGGTAAACGCGTGCGCCAGGCTGGCGCGGGTATTGCCATTGGCGCCGCAGCGCTGCCAGCAGCAGCCGGCAACGTGGAATTCGACAGCAGGCCACCCATCTCCCGTGGCGCGCCAACCACACAGCAAGCCGGTGGCGACACCATCACCATCAACGTGAACGCAGCACCCGGGCAAAGCGCCCAGGAAATCGCCGGCGAAGTGCAGCGCATACTTGCCGCGCGTGACAGAGCCAAAGCCACCCGCGCCCGCAGCGCACTGTACGACAGGGATTAACCGCAATGATGATGACGCTGGGCATGTTTGTATTCGAAGTAAAATCCCTGCCGTACCAGCAGCTGCAGCGCGCAAGCCAGTGGCGCCACGCCAGCCAATCGCGGGTAGGGCAGCGGCCCGGTTACCAATACCTGGGCCCAGGTGAAGACACCATCTCGCTGTCTGGCACCTTACACCCCGAAATAACCGGCGGGCGCGTAACCCTGGACGACGTGCGAATCATGGCAGACGAAGGCAAAGCCTGGCCGCTGATCGAAGGATCGGGCCGGGTTTACGGCTTCTGGGCCATAACCGGCGTTAGCGAAACCAGCTCCGTGTTTT